CATGCCCACAGGAGATCAGTTAATTCAAGACCTTTTAAGCCCATTTATCACCTCGATGGACAAAGAAGGTCTGACTATTCGCTATCTCGCCAAAAAGCTCAAGTCTGAGCTAAACGCCCACAAAACCGATACTTTTAAGGCCAAAACAAACAGAAAGGAAATGAAAACAGAGGTCTTAGAAACCGATAATGGACCCATAAACCTTGAACCCGTCGAGGTTATGATTGAGACCGAGGAGATTCTTTACTCCAAGCCCATGGTGGACTGGAAGACGCGCCAGCAGGCCCGCAAGGACGCCTTGGCCTATCGTGGAATCATAGCCGCAGAGAAAACAAAGATAGAGCACTCAGGAGAAATAAACTATTCAAATATGACCGACGAGGAGCTCGACACCAAAATCAAGGAGGGTTTTAACCAAGTCTATGGGCCTAAGCCATGACCAGACTCGACCTTGACGCCCTCCTGAACGAGAAAAAACGCCGGCAGGCCATGGCCAGCTTCGCTGTGTTCCTGAATGATTATGTCTGGATCGAAGACAAGCAGAATAAGAGGCCCATCAAGCTCCAACTCTGGCCCGAGCAGGCAAGGATCATCTCCACCATCGTTAATACCCTACTCCTGATATTTCTTAAAACCAGGCAGATCGGGTTGACCTGGATTGCCGCCGCCTATGTTCTATGGTGTGCGCTCAAATATTCTCTCTTTCTGGCCGTCGTTATCTCCCTCAACGAAAATCACTCTATCGAATTCCTGGATCGGGTGAAGTTTATCATGAAGCGCCTCCCGGTCTGGATGGTGCCCAAGATCACCAAAGAGAGTTTGCAGCAGATAACCTTCGAACGAGAGAACGAGAATCAGTCCACCGAATCGACCATCCTCTCCATGCCGACCATCGAAACCGGGGCAGAATCAAAGACACCAAACCTCCTGATCATCGACGAGGGCCACACTATCAGAACCATTTCTCAAATTTTCAATGCCTCCTTCCCTGGGATTCAACAGGCTGGGGGTCAAGTGATCATTATTGCTAATTCAGTTAAGACCTCCCCGGGCTGGTCCTTTGTCCGCGATCTATACCGTTCGTCAATGGCCGGCCTTAATGAATTCGGCAGGGTGTTCCTGGCCTGGTGGGCGCATCCCGATCGACCCGAGAATTTCCGGCAGCTCATGAGGCAGAAGGGTATGGATGAGGCCGATATAATTCAGCACTACCCGGAGACTGAGGAAGAGGCCCTGAGCATCCTGGGAGGGTCCTACTTTGGTGATGTCCTGGAAAGGCACAATAAGACGAGGCCGGGAATTAAGGGCAATCTGATCACCGATGAGCAAGGGAAGATCAGTTTCGAACAGAATGACCGTGGCATTCTGGAAATGTGGGAGCATCCCTATGATCGTGATCCGGATTATGACGGCCTGCCCTGGTCCAAGCGTTACGCCATGGGATCAGATGTCTCGGAGGGGCTGGGAGAGAGTTACTCGGTGTCCCATGTGATCGACCGTCACACTGATCAGATAGTAGCCCGCCTTCGCTCTAATCGCGTGGACGCCCATACCTGGGCTAATATGCTCTTTGAATTATCCAGCTACTACGATGGTGCTCTTATCTGTCCGGAGATCACCGGGGCCGGTCAGACCACCATCAAGCGTCTGATCGAATTAAGGGCCAATCTTTACGTCAGGGTCAAACCTAATACGACCACCGGCAGGATGGAGAAGCGTTTCGGCTGGGAGGAAAGCGAGAAATCTAAATACGAACTGGCCGGGGATCTTCGCCAATGGCTGAGGGTCATGACCGGCACCATGTTTGATGCCATCCTAATCGATGAGTGCTCGACATTTATTAAGACCGAAGGTGGACCCCTGGACCACGAACAAGGGAAACTCTCGGATTGTGTGATCAGCGCCGGAACAGCGGTCGAGGCCGACAGGTTCTTAGGCGAGGCCCCCAAGAAATCAACCGTGCAGCCCAAGAAGGTGCCGCCCAAAGATGCCAGTGAAGCGGCAGCTATGGAGTTCGATCAGATCAAGAAGGAGATCATGGAGAGGCAGGAAATGGAGGCGTATCAGTGAACGGCAAGAAGGCTAAAGCATTAAGACGCAAGGTCACGGGAGATCCTGATCTCCAGGGAAAGTTATTTCGTCACAGGAGGGTAATCGCCTGTGACATTGAAACCCATCAGGAAATAGTCGATCCAAGGGTTTCAAAATCAATATTCCACCACCTAAACAGTTTTAAGGCTCAATATAAGCAGGCCAAGAAGGAGGCAAAGAGACGATGCAAACCTATTTTCAAGATAACGAATTTGCCACATTTGGAGGGGAATTCACCTGGGAAGAAATTTGCGCTCTCAACCCAAATTTACGAAGAATTAGCGGAGACCTGATTTTAGAAGGGGCAAATATGAACGAAACGTTTGGGTTAATCCTTCCTGGTCCTCTTGCTCACGATCCCCAGTGGGCACATATTCGCCAAATACAAGGAGCAATGCAAATGAAAGACACAAAATATATTTACGCGGCATTCTACACCAAGGAGTTAATCGCATGATTCAGTCCATGGAGATAACGGTTTTTGCAATCCTGATAGGGATTATAATTTTTCAGGAGTTTCTCCAATTCAGAGTTCGCAAAGCCCATGAGCGAGACATAAGGGATCTCCTGAATAGGATTATGGCCAGAACCCTCCCCGAATACCTGGAGGCCGCGGCTAAACTGAATAAAGAGGCCATGAAGGTGGTCAGCGTCGAGGAATTAAAGCGGGAAATCATGCCACCCGAACCCGAGCAAGGATTTGAGGTTTAAATGACCTTCTCCGATCTCATAAAACTCAAGGGCCGCAAGGAAGAGCGCCGGATAGTTTCGGCCATCGATGACCTCTTTGATGTCAAAAACGATGTGGCCAGGATGATGTTGGAGCGTATCTGGTGGAGAAATTTCCTTTATTACTGCGGAGAACAGTGGATCGAGTACATAAGGTCCACCAGGACTTTTGCACGTAAACTCCTGCCTCCTGGGGCCTCCACGCCGGTTTGCAATAAGGTCAGAGAATTTATTAGAGCACAGAAGGCCATGCTCATGAATCAGAAGTTGGTGGCTAAGATAGCCCCGAATACCAATGAGCGCGCCGACGAAGAGGCCGCGAAGTTGGGTCAGGAGGTCATGACCTGGCTGAATACGATCAATGAGGGTGAGATTGAGGATGAGAAAGAGAAATGCGCTATCTGGACCGTAACAGCCGGAACGACCTGGATGCGGTCTTTTTCGGATAAGGATGCCGGGGAGATTTTTATCACTCCCGATGGTGTGACCATGAAAACGGGTCAAGTGGTCAGGGAACACGTCATCCCCTTCAATGTCCACCTGGATTCCATGGGCGATAAGCTCACCGCTAAAAGATGGGTGGGAGTGGAAACCTTGAAGCCCAAGGAATGGGTCGAGGATACTTTTAAAGTCATTATAGGCAAAGCCGAATCACCGAGGGGGCTTGATTATCAGCGACGTCTCATGAAGTTGGTGGGCCAGGTCAGTCCCTGGAAAGGGGATGGAATCGAAACCACGGCCCTGGATACCGACCTTGACGACTTGGTTATTTACCGGGAAATGGAAGCCAAACCCAACCAGAAGTTTCCTGAAGGCCGTTTTATTGTCACTTGTCAGGATAAACTTTTGATCGACGTTGAGAGGATGCCGATCAAGGCCGAAAAAGGAAGCTGGTTTTATACCTTCACTGATTTCCACTGGAATTATGTGCCGGGCCGCTTCTACTCCGACAGCGGGGTGGATGATATTATCAGCCCCCAGAACCGGATTAACAAGATCGATAAGGCCACAGACGATAACCGGGAAACCATAGGAAGGCCCAGGGTTCTGGCCGGGGGAGAGATTCACTTGGAAAGGCTTACCGATAAGGGAGAATCCTTTTTGGTCTTGAGATATGATGCCAAGGCCAGCGGGGGTCAAGCTCCGACGTTTCAACAAGGAACCACTTACGGCCCCGAAGTCCTGGCCGAACGTGAACTGGCCGAGAAAGGCATTCAGGATGCAGCGGGAGATCCTAAGAATATCCTTCAGGGGAAACCTCCTTCTGCTTCTTCCAGTGGGGTTCAGGTCGATATCCTTCAGGACCTGGCCAAGCAGGGTCATACTCCCGATATAGACCGCTGGAAT